TCCTTGTTGTCTTTAGGTATTATCTCGTTAAGTTCAAATATTTTTATATTATTCTTAGTGTCTTTTATCCATAAAACACTCATATCTCTACTAAAAAAAGGAGTATCACCTATAACAATATTCTTTTCTACTTCTTCCATTGAATCTGCATATTTTATAACACTTGCATTAGTATTAGGGGCTAATTGAAAGTTTTGAGTCAGGCTAGTGGGTTGTTGTATAGCCTGCGTAGGTATTTGACTTTTTAATCTTTCTAATTCAGCGATTTGATTATTGATTCTATCTATACTATTTTGTGGATTATAGACAGTAGCGTAAGGGTTGTTATACATAATATCTCCTCCTATAAAAAATGGAGATGTAGGCTTCATTAAATTGTGTTTTAAACAAAATAACGAATTTACATCTCCTTCTAGTAGCATTGATTTCTCTCTGCTACAGTTAAAGCATACATAAAAAAAAGATTGTAAAACAGAAAAGAAAAGGAAACTATTTACAATCTTTATTCATTAATATAGAAGCTTTATATATTGTCCAATTATAATAATCACAAAACAGGTTTTTAAGTTTTCTAATTTCTGCTCCAGCAGTTCTATCGCTTACCCCTATTACTTCACCTATTTTAATTAAACTATCCTTATTAAGCCACATATCTAGTATTTTTATTTGCTCTTCTGTAAGAGTTACATTCTTTAAAAAATCATCATATATTGGTTTTATTTTTAACTTTTGATACATACCATCCCTCTTTTGAGGCGTATAGTATCACAAAAGCCATATTTAATACGGAAGAATTTATGAAAAATTATGCAAAGTTATGCAAATTGCAATAAAATAAAAAATCACATAAATTGTTTAGTTTTTTCAAAAATTTCTTTTCTTCGGCTACATATTGTTCTATAACAGCATTTATTTTCATAAGCTATCTCTTTGGTTTTTTTACCTTCTACCAAAGCCCTAAGAATCTTCTTATCTCTATTTCTTAAAATGTTACTAGTCATAATGTAGTTATATGCTTCTTTTGTATAGTCATAATAATATTCCATTGTTTTCATAAATTCACCTCATTAATTATCAAAAGATTTATTGTAACCATATTTTTGTAGGTTACTTTTATAATGAATAATTAATTCTATTTCTTTACTTCTGGCTTCTTCATAAGATAATCCTCTATAAAGAATATCTTTTTTTATGTTTTTCCAACCATATTCAAAAATATCTTCATACATATTTTTGTTTTGTTTATATCCTTCTCCATTTGCCCATCTTTTTTGCTCTTTTTGAGAAGTAATTCCAACATAAACCTTACTATTAGGAAATGATAATAAGTATACATTAAAAAGCTTATTGTTAATAATTGCTTCCTTATCTTCTTGCGTAATATATTCTATCATATACTTCTTTGTTTTATTAAATATGTCTTTTCTTCTGGTCTGTATTGTTCTTTCGCTATAATGAATTTTATCGCCTATTTCTTTACAACTATATCCTTGAACTAATGCTTTAAATATTTTGTGCTCGTTTTTCTTTTTGTTTAAGATATTAGAAGAAAGAATATATTTATACATTTCAGGTTCATAATTATATGTATATTGCATTAATTTCATCCTATCACCCCAATCGAACGCATATTCTACTATACTATTATTTTTTTGTAAAGAAAAAACGCATATTGCGTTTAATCTTCATCAGATAGGCTTATAAGTAATACTCCTATTGAAAATCCAAATACAAAGCCTATTATAAGTTGTATCATAATCTTCCCTTCTAAATATCAGGTATTGCTATTATATGGTCGGCAATATCTTCCCAATTTGTATCTCCTATCCAATCTTCATATAAACTTTCAGGTACATAAATTTTATAATCGCTAGGTAGTCCACTAAAGGCATTTATATCTTCTAACGTTGGCACGTTAAATTGATAACGACCAAATCTTATTGCTTTTAGTGAATGACAATTTAAAAACGAATTTTCAGGTATATTTTCAATTTGATTTATAAAATTCACTTCAATTATATTTGGTAAATTATGAAAAGCATTTATTATAATAACGCCACCGTTATCAGCATATAAAGATAGTCTTTTTAATAATTTACAATTACTTATTTCTAAATAATCTATACCTTCACTATATGCACTAAATACTTCAATATTGCAATTTGTTACTTGTGGAATTAAATCATTATTAAATGGAATTATTAAACATTTTAATTTTAAACAATTATCTATTTGTTCCAAAAGCACTCCGTTATCATATTGTGCTTTGCTTATAGATAATGCTTCTAAATTAATTAATGAATTAAAACAACGAATGTCCATTATTGTATTAGAACCACATTCTATTTTTGTAATTAATCTTTGGTATTCAGTTCTATCTTTATTGTTAGTCCCATCACACAATAATATTGACCCATAAGTACTATCTCCCCAAAGATATACAACTCCATCTATTGATATTGTATATTGTCCAGCATTTGCATAAGTATGTGGTGTTTTAGGACTTGCTGCCCAGTCTCCACTACCACTTTGAGGATAAACTGTTTCGGGTGTAGAGCCATCTCCCCAGTCTATTGTAGCTCCTTCTTCTTCAACCTCTATTACTAATGTAATTGTTTTGGTGTGTTCAGGTATATCTACATATATTCTAGTGCTATCATCATCAGTACAATATGTTTGCCCTATATCTAATTTTACTTTAGTATTTTCTCCCAATCCCCAAGCGGTTATGAAATCTTGTATTGTTCCTAAAGCCTCATCACTATTATAACTTATATTCCAACCTTCAGCAGTTAATCCAGTATGACTAGGGTTGGCTGGCATTTCACTTAATTCCATAAATTCATCATTAGTATATGAATAAACTCTAGTTCCATCATAATCATAAAAGTTAATATCTTTTTCTACTGCTTCAGTAGTTCCTCCACCACTTGGTATATTAGCTATTGCTGTGTCAAAAGCACTTGCTTGTATAGTTCCACTTGTTCCAGCTTTTGTTCTTATAGCATTAGCTACATCAGTTAAGAAATGAGGTAAAGTATCAGTTCTTGCCATATTTTACCTCCTAATAACTTCCGTTCAATGTAGTTGTAATAGCACTTGATATACTATCATCTACATATTTTTTATTTACTAATTGATTATTTGTAGTAGGTGTAACACTACTTTCAGGCAAAGTTGTAAATGTTTTCTTTCCTGATATACTTTGATTAACATCAGTAATATCTATATCATAAGAAATACTACTAAGTTGTTTATCAATTTGTGATGTACTAATTCTTAAATTATCGCTATTAAATTTTATAGTATTATTAGAGCCAGTAGCACTTGTATAATATAAGTAAAATAATCTTGCAAAAGCAGTAGATGTTGAAGTAACAGTCATATCACTTATTTTTGTATTTATTACTAAAGCTACATAATCATAATAAATATAAGCATTTGATTGAAAAGATAATGAAACATTACCTGTTATATTACTATTATTAACTGTTGCTTTAAAGTACAATTTATCATTATTACCCCAACTATTTTTATGGTCAACTCTTATAAAATAAATACCTTTGTTCATATTTGTTAAATCTATTGGGTTATTTGCCGAAAAGTCCCCAATATGTCCAAGATACATTGAGCTTCCACCACCAGCACCTTGTAAAGCGTCATACACACATTTAGCACTAGGATATTGTGTATCTGTACTTGATGAGGTTAATAATGTTACTTTATTTGTTGTATTTTCTTTATTTGTTAATAAATCATCAACATATTTTTTACTTGTTGGTGAATAATCTGTTGATGGCGTCCAACTTAAAGTGTTACTATTTAAAATTATATTGTTATTATATTGTGTTCCAGCACTTTTGTTCGTAACAATTGGTACATTATCATTCCAAGATATAGTCAACATATATTTATATTTAGTAAATGGTATGTATTGTGTGCCATCAACAAAATTTAATCTCCAAACATCTAAAGTATAACTTGTTGTTGATGATATTAACGCTGGAGATAAAGAAGCTATCCAAAAATCTGAAACATTATTCATTTTTGGTTGGGAAATTAAATATATAGAATTTAGATTATTTTTGTGCATAGCGTCAATTATATTTTGTATTACAGATAACTCAAAATTATATACCGTTGCGTCATTTATATTTAAAACATAGTTTTCTCCTCCACCTAATCCTTGTAAAGCGTTATATACTGCTAATGTACTTGGGTATGTTTCGGTAGTTGGGGTGTTTAAGTTTTGCACTTTATTACTTAATGCTTCCCAACTAGCAGTACCAGTTTCATAAAATTGAAATCTATCATTACCACTCTCATAATTTAATGATACATAAGCTCCACCAGTAGTTGAGTGCATTACTGTATAAACATATCCAGTTCCATATAAAGTAGCAAATCTATAACATATTCCATTATATTTTACTACTACTCTTTCATCTTTTAATTTGGCTACTGTATCACTATTAGTTATATAATCTCCAGCTTGATAGCTTGATAAATCTACAATAGGAGTTAATACCCCATCAGCTATATCAGTACTTGGTATTCCACTTGCTGGTTTAGTATATTTAGCATTTACTTCATCTTTTGTGGCATAATTTGATAAATCTATATCGGTACTTCCTATCTTTTCCCAACTTCCATTTGTATAGATATATTCATCATAAATATCTCCTGTGCTTCCAGTTTTTGGTACTAGATAAATTGTATCTTCATCACCAGTAGTTGGTAATGTTTGTACAACCTGCATTTTTATTGCACCAGCATCTCCTTTATCACCTTTTAAATTAGTATATTGGTATTCAGTTTCATTTTCTCTTTTAACTCCTAAAGATGTTCCACTCCAATTATAATCTAATCCTACGCCATCTTCTCCAGCTTGTCCGTCTTGACCATCTTGACCATCTAATATTTCTACACTTTCTTCTTTTCCATCTTTTTTTGTAACAATAACAGTTGTAGTGTTACCTGATTTGGTAGCCTCAATATCTAAATTATCCATTTCATTTAGCTTTTCATTAGCTATTTCTATCCAAGTAGGGTATTCATCAGGTTGTTCTATTTCGGCGTTAATAGAAGCTTCACACCATAAGTAAAATGTGTTGCTTTTGAAGATAGGTATTCCATCTTCGCTTTCATTTTCAGTTACAACTAATTGCATATCTATTTGACCTTTTTTAGTTATAGCTGATTTAATTGGGCAATAATAAGTTTCTTCACTTTTAAGAAGAGGAATCCAACTATCTTGCCCATCAATAGTTAATTCCAACCTAGCCTGTCCATTTACAAACTCATCTACAAAGCTAAAAATAAAATTTCCTTGTAGATTTTCGCCATCAACAGCAAACGCTTGTCGCTTTGGCAAATCAACACAGCTAGTTTCTCTCGATATTTTAATTTCAATATCTTTCATCTAATCAATCCTTTCTATCATAAATTATAACACATATTAAAAAAAGCACCAAATTTAGTGCTTTTATGCCGTTCTTTTCCACATATATACTGCCATATATGGTATTGTATGGGTGTGGTTATTTAGCGTATGGGTATGTCCTTTACCTCCACCCTTATTGCCGGTAGTAAGGTTATAATCAAATTTAAAACCTGTATCCCAAGATGTATTTGGGGTTTGAGATGAACCCGGACTAACTTCACTAACGCCCCTTGAAATGCTATGGTTATGGCTAGGAATCTGGTCAACTGTTAATGTTGTACTTCCAGTATTACCATTATTAGTTCCTGTGCTTGTTCCAGAGCCATTTCCTGTTCCAGTACTATTTACAGCACCATATAAGAAACCACCTGATAATTGTTCCCAAGTTCCTACTCCAAATAATGTTGCTGGATTTGTATTATTCATGCTCATATATATACTTCCAACTGGATAAATCAAATCGAATATATTTGAACCGTTTTTAAGTATATTACCAACAATATTAGCGTTTCCTTGAACTTGTAATGCGTCATTTCTGTTTTCGTCATATTTACCCATTATAGATAAACCATCTTTATACCAAGCTAAATGAGGTTTTCCAGAACTTAATGTTACTGTATATGTAACGCTTGATAATTGGTCATATACAGTAAATTCGATAGTGTATACATTACCTTCATCAAATCCAGTATCAGTATCTCCTTTAATAAGTCCAGTAAATGTAAATGTTCCATTTTGAGCTACCGTAGGAACAATAGTTGTTTCACCAGTTGTCCAATCATCATATCCTGTTTTATAACGATATGTAACATTGGTAATTTCGTTGTTTTCTGCTCCAAAGTTTCCAACCCACATAGTTCCTGTGAAAGTTAATGTAGCCTGTTCGCTTACTTCGCCTACACGAGATATACTAGCTTCACCTTTTACCATATCCTGATAATTAACAACATTTGCTGCATTTACTGTTATAGTAGTAGGCAACTCCCTACTATCTATAGCCGACACTTTAAATGTCGAACTATTAGCATTATTTATTGTTCCATATACATCTGCACTATCGCTATATGTAATATCAACAGGAGCAGATGTTCCACATTCAAAACGATATTTAGACATTGTTGCTTCGTTTTTAGCAGTAGCTTTATTTGCAACTGGAACGGTAACTTTAATGTTTGAATATCCCTTTGGATTACTAGCATCAGAGTTTTCTAATACAACAATGTTGCTACTTCCTGTTAAAGCTAATGTTGTAGGGTTTACATCTTCCCAAATAAACGAATTAAAGTCTGGAGCATCTTCTACTGTATCAACGCTAAAAGTTCCAGTTTTAGCTGCAGTAGTATGCCCACTATAAGTTGCAGTAGCTGTATAATTGCCACTAGCGTTATTTGGTATAAATCCATACCAAGTAGAGCTATCATCATTTGAATTGTATACAATCGAAGTCGAAGAAGTTGTTAGTGTATTTACTGTTGTATTCCCGTATTTAATATCCACGCTTGTATTTCTTGATAATGGGTTATATAGTCCTATCGTTACATTATTTCCTATTATAAAATCAGGGGTTGAATTAACATAAGGATAACTATAAGTTTTTTGGTTAGTTAAGCTTTTCCAAGTATTTGCACTTCCATTTCCCCATAAACCACTATCTTTTCTACAAGGCATAAAATATAAAGAATAATTTGTACCTGCACTTAATCCACTTATTGTTACACTTCCACTTTTTGCATTTACAGATTTAGTTGTATATGAGCTAGTACTTGTTCCATATCTAATAGAACTACATACATCTGCTGTTTGCCAATTTAAAGTAAATGAGGTTTCTGTTTTGCTTGTAATTGACCAAGTTGATGCAGAAGTATATCTAGGTATAGTATCTAATGTAATTGGTGTTGAACCAATACTTACTGTTCCCCAGCTAGTACCTGTTGTATGTGAACCACTAATGTTAATTGATTTAGAACCGTCAGCGTTATGTGGAATATTATTTACCGTATAACTAGCTATCGTTTGTGTAGCTCCTACCGAAGCGTTTCTTAAATCAAAGTGAGCAACTTGACTATATGTGTTGCCATTTATTGTTATACTTACAGTTGTTGAACTACTATTGTTATAAGCACCGTAAGGGTCGCTAGCGTTCTTTTTATAAATCCAATTAACTGTAACATTACTTGTATTAGCAGAAGAACCATTAGAGGTTGAACTCCAAGTCATATAATAACTATATATACTATTATAGTTTCCACCACTAACAGTTCCACTAGCAAATTTTTGAATATCTAATTTCATTAAAGCATTGAATCCCATATTTGATTACCTACTCTCTGTCTATATATTCCAACTATTTCAGCACTATCACTTATTTTTGCTTGAGGTGTTTCCATACCTATATCAGTAAACTTTGTTATTTCTTCATTAGTTCTAGTATTTATCGTTCTAATACCATCGTTATTAGCAGTAAATTGCACTTCTTTATCTGATACAGTTATTGTAATACCCTTTGAGATATTAACTGTATTAGTTACAGTTTCGTTTTGGTTTTGTGAATAAGCAAGTTTTACTGTACCTACATTAAGCATTATATCATATATTTCACAAGCATTATCTATTGTACTAGAAAAACCGACAGTTATTTGATTTGTGTTAATAACTATAGGTTCTATAGGTTCTATTCCTGTTTGAAATAGCGTATAGTCTTCTGTTGCTGTTAAAGCATATTCTTTATCATTTATTATAACTTTACAAGTAGCTAAAGGATTAACAACTTTATAATAAAAACTTAATGTATAATTTCCGTTTGCTACTTTTTGTGTTTGATATAATGTGTTGTTCTGTAGTAATATTGATATTCCATTAATGCTATTATCATTAGATTGCTTAACAACATTACCATACCAGTATTCATAAATTTGCCCTTCTTCTAAAACTGATTTTGCAGAAAAACTTGTGTTTCTTAAAACATTGTTTCCTCCAGCTTCGCTAAATGTGTTTGTAACACCATTTGCAGAGTTTAATATCAATGTTTCAACTTGTCCTGTTGTAGAATAATTTTCTGCAAGATTATTATTTGTTTCTTCAATTTGACCAGCTTGTAATGTAATTTCTGCGTTTACATTATCTATTTGTGTTCTAGCCCATTTTCTAAATGAAGCTTCACCAGTATTAGATACATTTTCTGTTCTTGCTTCTAAACCTATTTGAGTGTCAAATTCGCTCATATTTATTCCAGTATAGGTAAATGTCTGGCTGGCTAATGTTCTAAATATAACAGGTTCATAGAAATCAGTATCATCATATATTTCTATAATATCCCAAGGGTCAATTACAGGATTACCTATTATTTTGCCTGTTTTAACGCTATCTAGCTCGAAATTCTCCAAAAGGTCAAATATATCGTCTATTTGACTTTGCTCTGAAATATAAGGGTTTTCTGCGTTTAAATAAAGCGTACTAGCGTCAAACTCTTCATCAGTTAATGATAAGTTATCTGTATGCTTTTCAAAATGCCTAATTGCATCTTCGTATACTACTCTTTGTATTTTAAAAGGCGTTCCTAACTCGTACTTCTCTACTATGCTAAGAGGTATACGATATGTTATTAAATCATTAAGATAAATAAATATTAATTCTCCATATCTATTAATTGTAGCTATTGCTCCTGCTTGTTCGGCTAAATATGAAATATATTGTGTTCCAGTTATAGTGTTATCATATATTCCTACAATATCATCTTCTCCAAGAAAAGAAGATATGCTAGGAATAGTTACTTGTTGAACAACACCTGCTTTATCACATATATCTTGCAATATTTGCTTTTTAGTAGCAGTTCCACCACCTGAATCAATAAGTGGCTTAGCATCATAATTAAAATCAAATTTAACCCTATTATCTCTTAGTTTTATTGTTATTTTATCTTTATCAGTAACAGGACTATCTTGTATATTGAATACTCCGATAGGAACATATTCATAGACATCTTCTAAACTATCTTTGTCTACAACAGTTCCTATCGAAATTACAACTTGGTCTTGAATTATTGTTTCGTCAATATTATGAAATACTATCTCTAACTCTTGAGAAACAAAATTATCTAAAGATAATCTTTTTTTACCATCATTAGGCAGTATTCGTGATATTCTAGTGATTTTTTCGCAATAATAATCAGCATCTTCTAATTCAACACCATTAAATGAGATTTGTAATTTATTTTTAGCTTGTCCACTATATATTATTTGTTTGTACTCTTGTTCCGTACAATGTTGCAAATTTCTATATGCCATAATACATTACTCCTCTACAAATTGAAATTCTATATCTGTATATATATTATTTAATGGGTCTGTTTTATCTACATAATATTTATGATATTTAACTGTTCCACTTCTATACATTTTCTTTGAAACCCATTTCCATTCAGGTTCATAGAAGAATTTACAATCTAACCATACATCCTTTGTCATATCAAAGAAATCTTTTAGCTCTTTTCCACTCATTACTGATACAGAGAACTCTAAACTAGCAACATTTGCTCTCACTCTATTTCTTATTGCTCTTCCTGCTGTATTAGTATAAGCATCTAAATCGACATCATTGGCACTAGCATTATGTTCAGGTAGTGTGTTAACCCCAGCCACAAGGTAAGGAAATTCGTTATAATTTCCTGAACTTCCCCATGGTCTTATGTATAATTTTGTATATTCATTCATTATAATTCATCTCCTTAACTAATTGTAATTGGCTTTCCGTTAGTTTTAGCCATTCCTTGTAATTGTTCAAGCGTATAGCTTCCTATCTTATGGTTTTCGTCTAAGTAAATATTAAATACTTGAGGCGTTGAGCTTGCAGAGCCAATAGCACTTCTTACAGCATTAAACACCCCATTGCTAACACTGCTAACAATTTGGTCATTATTCATAACAGCTGTATGTCCGCCTATTTTCCCTACCAATTCTGGTCCTTTTTCTCTTGCAACAAACATCTGACCTACTGGTGGCAATCCCCCACCAGCATAATTTGTAATAGGCTGCCATTTACCATTAACAAATATACCACCATCAGCTTTTGTTGTTGCAGAGCCACCAGTAACTTTATATTGAACATTGACAGTTCCATTTACATTCTTTAATGACTTATTTACTGCATCTTCAATAGCTGTTGGCTTAGGAAGTTGATAATCAACATTAACTTTTGGGTTTAACTTTGAAACCCCTTCAGCCCATTGAGTTGAATATTTTAATCCAGTATCTTTCATCGCTTTAGATTGTGCTTCTGTATCTTTAGCGAAGTTTTTAATTTTGTTAGCTTCTTCTTTTATGTTTTTTGAAGATGTTGTAGCAAGTTTGTCAAAATATTTTGTCGCTTCATCAATATTTCCTTTGCTGGCAGCTTTAACCATAGATTCATAATCTTTTACAACTTGAGATGATTTAGAATATTTGTTTTCGACATCATCTTTTAAACCTTGATACTTTATTTTTAATTTGTCTAATGCTTGAAGTTTTTCGTCTGCTGATAATTTATCGCTTTTATTTATTTCTTTAACTTGATTATTATATTCTTTATCAAGTTCGTTTAATTTGGCTTGCTTTTCTGCTTGCTGTTTTAAAGCTTCAATATATGATTCTTTATATGCTTCAGTATAAGCTTGAAGTTTTAATTGCTCTATATACTCTTTTGATTTTATCTTTATGTCAT